GTGGCAGTATTTTTGTTTGCAAATTATACGACATTGAACTTGATATTTTTCATTTTTCTTCCACCGGTGCTTGGTTCCCAGTTTGATAAAGAATACATTAAAAGCATTGATACAGAGTTTATCACCGACGAATACGACAGATTTGACCATTATTATGAGCAAAAGGATGGAACAATAGAAGTATATGACAGCGATAATTCAAGCGGAAGAAATGTAAGAATTGAAATATTTATCTACAAAGATAATATTTACAGTTCAGAATCAAAAAGCAAGATTTTTTGGAAGGGCAGCAATTCATTCTTATTCCCTGACTTCGATACTGTAAATGTAATTAAAAAAAACAATATCAAAATAGAAGTTGTAGAGTACTCTAAAACACCGCGTTCCAAAAAAGCACAAGCCTACCTTGAAGAAGTTCTTGCACAGCTTGAATCATAATCACATGAAGCCTCCGCTTTTGCGGAGGCTTTCCCTTTGCCGTTGATATGCATAAATCAACAGGAAACAACCGATAAAATCCTTCGTTGAAAAGTCAAGGGGTAAATGCGAAAAAGTGCAAAAGTTTATAATTTTGTAACAATTAGGCGGCTAAAGAGTTGAGGCAAGCCTCGAAAAGCTCTGCCGAGCAATGGTAGTTAAAAATCCCTCTCGGATAGTGATTTACCCAATTTTCGAGCTTTTTAATATCGGCAGAGGTAACGCTCTCAAAGCTAACGCCTTTCGGATAATGGCGGCGCACGAGTTTATTTTGGTTTTCGTTAGAGCCGCGCTCGTATGAGCTGTACGGGTGGCAATAATAAGCGCTCGTCCTTTTTCCGCCTTTTATGCTGCGCTCTATGCCGTCGAAGTCCGAAAACTCGGAGCCGTTGTCTACGGTTATAGTTTGAAATACCTTTGAGAACATCTCGGAGCCGTACTGTTTCTCGATACTGTCAAGGGCTTTTATAACGCTTGCGGCGGTGTGGTCTTTCATAAGGCGTATAATTTCGTTACGGGTGTAACGTTCCGTCAATACAAGTAATGTTTTCTTTGTGCCTTTTTTGCCCTCTACGCAGTCCATTTCCCAATGCCCGAAACTCAAACGCGCCGCAACCTCTGCGGGGCGTTTTTCTATGCTCGTACCTTTAGGCGCTCTTTTCGGTTTAACCTTTTTATATTTGGAGGAGTCTTTGTTGCGCTTTACGGGCAAGTCTTTATTTGTAAGGGTGAGGAAAATACCTTTATCAATATAGCTATAAAGAGTTGTTTTTGATACGGTGGTATTAAATTCCAAGCCTTGCGCCTCGATTTCACCGAGAACGGCAGCGGGTGAATACTTTTCCTCCCTTATTTTATACTCTATATATTCCGCGTAAACTCTGTCGGAGCCTATTTTGAGGTCGGCACCTTTTGCGCGTAGGCTTTCCTGGTACCTCTGTTCTGCAAGGTCTGCGCTATATCGTTTTTCTTTTGTGTAGTCGGTGTTGAGGTGCTCGTACTCTCCGCGCTTTAACTCTCTATAAATGGTGCTTATGTGTACACCGAGCTGCGCCGCCATTTGCTGCGGCTTAATTTTCACTCTTTGCCAAGCCTCTATTTGTAGTCTGTTTGTTATCGTTAAATGATTATAAGATTTTCCCATAATAAAATCACTCCGTTTTATTATTAAATAAACAAGCCCGCTCCCCAGGAAAGAGGAACGGGCTATATAAGCTGCGTTTACTGTTGCAAAAATTCCGCGATTGCCTTTTTTATAATCTGCGCTTGCGGTATATTCTCGGCGGCGCATTTTGCTTTGAAAGCCTCCGCCGTTTCCTTTGGCACTCTAACTATAATAGAGTCGTAAACCTTGTTGTTATAGCGGTTTTTTACCGCCGAGGAGGTTTTTGTTTTTCTTTTATTTTCCATAGCGCAGCACCTCTCAAAAAATATTCTCGGACTCTATATATTCGCGTAGGTCTTTTTCGGTTTTGCAAATATCTTTGTTTACCTTGTATTCAACAGTAAGCCCGCCCGAGGAGCGCGTTACGCGCCAATAGTCCGTATACTCGGCTATTGTGTACTCTTTTCCGTTTTTGGTTATAGTCATTTTAGTATAGGCTCCTTTCGTTCTACTTGACTTTTTGCTTTTATTATGATATAATAGGTCTTACGGGAGGGGCTTTCGCCCCGTCCCAGCCTATGAAAGCTACTTGCTTTCGGGTTTTGCCTTGTTTGGCTTTGGCTTTTGCAGTGTTATTGTAACCTTAACGCTCTTAACTGTTGGATTACTTTCTACTGCCTTTGTCAAGTCTTTCAAGGCTTTTTCTATGTTATCCATAGTTCCTACCTCCTTTCTGTATATATTATATCATACTTATTGCAGTATGTCAATACCTTTTGTAAAAATTTTTGCACTTTTTCGCGGAAAATATTTACTATTTTTTATTTATATGATATAATATAGGTACCACACAAAAATTATATATTTTTACACTATTAAAAGTGCCTATTATTGTCAAAAATGTAGGCTCTATTTTCGCATTTTTAGTAGTGTAGAAAATTTTTGTGTGGTAGCAAATCGGAGCTTGCGTTTTGTGTGCGTGTAGCTGCGAGTTGCACGCACATTTTTTATTGTAGGAGGTATATTGTCGTGGGACTATTTACAAAAAAAGTAATTGCAGAGAAAACCTATAGCGTGTGGGGTACTACATACACAAACGAAAACGGCTCAAGCCGACAAACATATATAGTAAAGCTCAAGGTCGGCGAGGATTTATTTTTCAAGCCCGCGCCTACTAAAGATTATCCCGATACTATAGGAGTATTTACAAAGAAAGGCGGGCAAATCGGCTTTATAGGCTATAAGGACTTAAACGAGTTGCGCGGGCTGTTTTCTAATAGCAAGGCAAGCGTTTCCGTCAAATCAATAGATAAAAGCGAGCGCGGGCTCGGAGTTACTATGTCTGTGAAAATTTATAAATAAAACAAAAAAGCGGAGGCGTTAAAGCGCCTCCGCTTTTTAGTCGTCCTCGTCTGTGTCCTCTCCCGTATATACTTTTGCGCCCGCCTCCTCTATTGTCTTTGATAGTTCAGCGAGGTATTGTTCTTGAGCCGCTCTTATTTCCGCTATATTGTTTTGTACGGTGTCGCGTAATACATTTGTCGCCCGCGTGCCTGGGTGCTGTACGTTTCTGCCGTAAATAACATCATTGTATGAGAGCATTTTTGCATTGCGTACGGAAATAGTATGTCCGTTTACTCCAAACTCCACCCAATGCGGGCTCGCGTGGGAGGGTTGCTTGCCCTTTTTTCGTACTTTTTGCCAAGAGTAAAAACCTATTTGTAATTGAGGTTGTCCCGTTTGGTAGTCAATCATAGCCCAGGAGCCTATATGGTTTTTGAAGCGCTTTGAGCGGACGGGTACCGCCGAGCGTAAGAATTTTCTTACCACCTTTCCCGAGGCTCGCAAGGCTGTTTTTGAAAGCCCTACCATAGTTTTTTTAACCTCTTTACTTGTATTTATAAATGTTACCTCTGTTTTCTTTGCCATAATAAAACCTCTCTAAAAGACGAAAAGGCGGCGGGCGAGGTTGTGCCTCATTCCCGCCGCCTTTTCTTTATGTGAATTTAAGGAGGACTATTTAATAACGTTTGCTAATCTGTGAGTTAACGCGCATAATTTCATTTACGCGCGTCTGTACGGCGGAGGCGTCATAGCCCGCAGCTGTCAAGGCTGATATTCGAGCGAGCCCCGTTTTCCATTTGCCCGCGATAACCTCGCGCGCGATTTCGTCAACAGACTTTTTGTTTGCAAACTTTGTAATAGTGTTAAGGTCTACCCACCCGTAAACGCCGCCTATAAATTTTCCGCTCTCGTTTACTGCGCGCAAGTGCAGCGGGTGAGCTCCTTTTGCGTATTTGCTTGTTATCTTTGCGAGAGAGGCTTTAACGGCTACGCCGCTGCGAGCGTTAGCGCTGCTGTAATGCGTTCCGCCCGCAAACTCTACAATATCACCTACGTTAAACGACGCGGCTGTATACTCTGTCGCCTTGTCGCTCTGTGTCGCCTCTGCCGTGGTTTCTCCGTCTTTTACGGCTGGGTTATAAATAAAGCCGAGGAATTTATAAGAGGAGTTAGCGCCCCAATTCCCCGAGCCCTTTGT